CCGACGGGCAGCGGCAAGCTTCCGGGTGACCTGCAACGGGCTCTTCTGATGCTGGCGGCGACGGCCTACGAGAATCGTGAGACGGAGAGTCCGACGCAGCTGCATCCGGATCCTTTCTATTGGCACTTGGTGAGACGGCATGTGAAATACAGTTAGGAGGTGAAGAGATGCGATCAGGACTGATGAATGAACGGGTGACGATATGGAGCCCGGAGAAGCAGACGGACGGCTTCGGCGCGAGCAAGACGACATGGAAGAAGACGGGGCTGCGATATGCGCGTGTGAGCTATGGCAGCAGCGGGTTCGGCGTGCGGAACGGCGAGGCGGTGTATAAGAGTCAGGTGACGTTTGCGATGCGGTACACGGATAGTGTGAAAGAATACTCCCGCATAGAATGGGACGGGCGGATGTACCGGATCACGGGTATCGAACGGTACCGGCAACGCGGGGAAATGAAGGTCATCGGGGAACTGGTGAGCTAAGAAAGGAAACAAGATGGCGGAAGACGTAAAAAGAACTTCTTTGTCGGCAGGACTGGCGGTGTACGCTGTACTGAAAGAGTCACTGGGAAAGAACGTGACGAAGATATACCCGGTGGTGAGCGACGAGAACGCAGAGATACCGTTTGTGGTATACCGGCGGACGGGAATCAGGAGCGAGAACGTGAAGGGGTCAACGGCATTTGACTCCAGCACGATAGAGGTGAGCGTGTTCACGAAGGACTACGGACAGGGTGTGGAGCTGATGGAGAGGATCCGTGCGGCCCTGGAGTATACGACGATCAATTGCACGAAGGAAACAAACGGATTTGATATGACGGTCGGATGCACCCGGATGACGGACTGCGAGGAGAGTTGGGACGCGGACTGCTATCGGCAGGACTTGACGATCGAGTGCAAGATATAGGACGGCACGAATGCCACGGCACAGCCGCGGCAAACCGGACGGCTGACGCTGAAGGAAGGGAATACGGACAATTGAGTTTAACTTTTAATATTTGAAATTATGCCAGAAACAAGTGGAAGTGTTAATACGGGAGCCACCGGCTACAAGAACGGTAGTGACCTGTTGTTGAGTATCGGCGGCAAGTGTGTCGGGCACTGCTCGTCTCACAGCGTTACGTACAACAGCGAGACCAAGGATCACGCGGTGAAACCTGAGGCCAGCAAGGCGAAGAGCAGTGGCCTTTGGAAGGGAAAGGCAGTGGTCGGCCTGAACATCAGTATCAGCGCCGAAGGTGTGCGTTTCTACTCGGAGACCGAAAACGGCTTTGAGCAGATTGTACCCATGTGGGGCAAGGGTCAGAGCGTGGAGGTCCAGAGCTTCGAGCGCAGCAAGGATACGTCTCCTACGCTTAAGGGTAAGTTCGTGATCACGAAGATCGAGGAGACGAACCCTGCTCAGGACGACGCTACTTACTCCATCGATCTGGAGAACGACGGAGAGCCTGACACGTACCCTGGTAAGGCTTGATGACGGACGCTGAGACCGGCGGCGGCTTGTAAGCCGCCGAACGGGACAGCGAACGAGGCTTTGCCGGTATAAAAAAGAATGGAAGGAGAAGAAACAAGAAGAAAACGAGAAGAAAAACTCAAGGATATGGAAGAAGAAAAGAAAAACAGGAAAGAGACAACGGGTGAGTCTGTCAGGAAGAACCCGAAGCTGACGATCAAGATCGGGGACCGCTGCTATCCCTGCTACGCTACGATGGGTGCTGCTCTGAGATTCAAGGACAGAACGGGCGTAGAGGTGAACGACATGCGGCTGGACAGCACCAGTGAGATGCTGACGTATCTGTGGTGCTGCGTGAAGAGTGCGTGCAACCGTGAGGATATTGACTTCAATATGAATTTGCAGGACTTCGCGGACGCTCTGAGTCCGGAGGAGATGACGGTATGGGCTGGCAGTGTGGCGGCAACGGCGGAGTCATCCGAAGCAGAGGCTGAGGACGGCAAAAAAAAATAACGGGCGTTACTGAATTGCTCGGTTGGGCGATGGGCGTGGGCGGCGTGAGTCTTGACGACTTTGTGCGGCTCACGCCTTCTGAGTTTTCAGCGGTTGCGGAGCACGTGAACAGGCGTGAGGACACACGGAGCAGGGACGGATGGGAGCAGACCCGCGTGGTGGCGAAGATGGCTGTACAGCCTTATATGAAGAAGAACGTGAGGCTCGAAGAGTTTATGCCGCTACCATGGGACGGAAAGACGGAAAGAGCGCCGGAAGTGAGCCGGGAAGAAGACAAAAAACGACTGGAAGGGCTGTTGAAGAGGATGAGAAGCAAGGAATCATAATGGCCGTGGCACAGCCGCGGCAGACCGGACGGCTGACGCACACGAGGAGCGGACTTGCGACGGCTTGTAAGCCGTCGGACAGAACGGAGCGACAAGAGACGACGGAGCGACGAGGAAGGATGAACGGAGCGACGAAGTAATAATCACCAAAGCAGAAAGGAGACAGACGATGGAGGTATACGACGGAAATCACCCGTATGAGGGGAAAGACTTCTCGGATCTGTTGCAGGCATTGAGCCCGATGGAACTGAAGAAGGTGCTGAAAAGCGCTTACCGAAAGGTAGGCAAGGAGGTGCGCGATGTGGCCAGACAGGCGGTGAGAAGCAGCGGACTGCACGACGCGTCGAGGGTGGCGCGTGCGGTGAGACTGAGAATCTATCCAAGGGGCGGCGGATTCATGGTCACGGTGAAGCCTCACGGCAAGCAGGGGTTCACGAAGAACCGGTAAGGTTTTGAGAAACCGATCGCTATGTGGGCGGCGGAGGGCACAAACACCCGACTGCCAAGGAAGGGGCCGCACTATGCTGACATAGGGGGCGGCAGAGTGAGGAAGATTGACTACATGGGTAGAATGCCGGCCTATGACTTTCTGAAAGACGTGGAGAAACAAGGCGGGGCTATCGTGGAGAGAGAACTGGGTCGGACGCTGGAGAATGCTTTGCCAAAGGAATGAGGGACACAGCAAGGCGGGAGGGACACAGCAGAGCGGGAGGGCCACGGCCAGCCGTGGCAAACCGAACGGCTGACGCACAAGAAGGACGGGGACGGCTGACGAAAATGTCAGGGCAGAGGGGGGCGGCCTCTAAAAAAAGGGGGGCTCGGCGTGGTAGGTCATGTCGGATCCTACACGGGCAAGGATGATGCCGAGGAGCAGGACGGAGCACATGATAACGAAAAGGACTAACGTCGGATGAAATGCGAGGACACCTGCGAGGATGAATCCTATGACAACAAGCAGGAATCCGACGGATCCAAACCAAGGACCGTATTTTTTACAAGTGGATTTTTTCATGGTGTTCTCTGTTTTTCTGTTGTACTACAAAAATAGGGGGAAAATTATAAATACGCAAATATATAGCAGTGAATTATGAGCAAGGATGTAAAATTTAACATACACCTGAGCGTAGACGGCAGGGATATGGTGGTGAGCGCGAAGAGCAGCGTGAAGGAGCTGAGCGCCGCTGTGGGTGCGATCCGTGGCGAGGCGAAGAAGAGCACGGAAACGCTGCTGCGGTTTAACCAGAGCGTACAGGCTGTCCGCAACGTCTATGGCGGCTTCCAACAACTGACGGGTGCCATGCAGCCATTCATAGCGAAGGCGAACGCGGCGGCTGAGGCTCAGACGAAGCTGACGACGGTGATGCGTCAGCGCATGGGCGCAACGCAGGCGGATATGGCGGCTATCAATCAGTTAGTAGCAGCTCAGACAAAATTGGGCGTTGTAGGGGGTACGGTACAGAAGAGCGGCCTGCAGCAGCTGGCCACGTTCGCGAGCCAACGCAGCACGCTGATGACGCTGTTGCCTGCAATGAACAACCTGCTGGTGCAGCAGAAAGGACTGAGCGCCACGAGTGAGGACGCGGTTGGTATCGCCAACCTGATGGGCAAGGCACTGATGGGTCAGGCGAGCGCACTGCGTCGTGTGGGCGTGACGCTGACACCGGCACAGGAACAGATGATCAAGTACGGCAACGAGAGTCAGAAGGCGGCTGCTTTGGCTGAGGCTATCACGGACAACGTGGGTAACATGAACCGTGAGATGGCGAAGACGGACGCCGGACACGTGAAGCAGATTGCCAACACGTTCGGAGGCTTACAGGTGAAGGCGGGCCAGTTCCTGAGCCAGTATCAGAACGTGATCGCAGCCGTGGGCAACACAGGCATGGCCGTGACGGGTATCGTGAGCATCGGCACGGCGATGAGGGGTCTGATCTCTGTGACGGCAATATCGTCGGCTGCTCACCGGGTATGGACAGCGACGACGGGGGCAGTGGGTACGATGGCAGTGGCTTGCCGGAACTTCCAAGTGGAGTTGGCAGTGGCCGAGCAGTTGGAAGGCAAGAGCGCGCTGGCGGCAGCAGTGAGCACGACGGCCTTCAAGACGGCGCTGCGTGGTTTGATGACGGCCACGGTGATCGGCGGCGTGATTGCCTTGCTGACAATCGGCGTGGAAAAACTGTTGAACGCTCTCGACGGCAGCGGTCCGTCGACGGACAAGGCAGCCGCGGGATTGAAGAAGGTAGGCAGCGCGGCCACGGAGACGAGCTCGGCCCTTGACGACCAGCGCAGTGCGACGCTGGCCCCTCTGATCACGAAATACAAGGAGCTGCAGGGCAAGTGGGAGCAGCTGACGAGCGACAAGCAGCGTTTGAAATTTATCAGCGACCAGAGCGAGAGCTTCCGGACGCTTGGGGTGAAGATAGGCGGTGTGAGCGACGCGGAGGACTTCTTGGTGAAGAGTACGGGAAAGGTACAGGAGGCGCTGTATGCAAGAGCTGAGGCTGTGGCCGCGGCTGCTGTGGCGGCTCAGAATATGCAGCGTGCTCTCCAGGCAGAGAGCCAGGCGAACAAGGCCGGCAGCAAGGCGGTGCTTGACAAGTTTGACCTGCAACACATAAGACTGGGGCTGGACGGAGGAAAGGCCGGACTGAGCGCTGAGGACAAGAGGAAACGCGCGGAACTGGAGCTCGGACTGGCCAACGGCAGCAAGGTGGCGCACACTCCATGGGTGGACCTGCAGCGGGCGCGGGCCAAGGCTCTGAGGGAGGAGGCGAAGAAGATGCTGACGCTGCAACAGCAGGATGAAACGAAGGCACAGAAGGCGCTCAGCAAGTGGCAGGGAAGGCAGTACCACACCGGCGGCGGGGCTGCTGCAAGGCAGCAGCGTACGGGACACAGCGGCAAGGGCGGCAGCGCAGGACAGGACGATGCGCTGACAGCGAACCCGAACAGCGTGCAGGACTGGGAGAACAACGCAAAGTACTACACGAACGCACTGGAGAAATGCAACGTGGGTGATACAAAGCGTATTGAGAGAAGACGGCCGACGATCTGAAATTTGAGAACGAATATGGCAGGCTGGAGAACTTCGATCCAAACAAAGGCGAGAAGGTGAATCCTTACGAGACGGCTGACGGCTACCTGAAGACGCTGCACGAGGAGCTGAACAAGGCGAACGGCGACGTGGAGAACGCTCCTACGATCGAGGCGATGGTGAAGGCTGAGGCTAAGCGTGACAAGATACAGGCAGAGATCGACGCTGCGACAAAAGGGGAGGTTACGATCAAGGCTGAGGTGGAACCGGAAAGGATTGTCAAGGGTAGTCTGGCGGACAAGCGGCAGAGCTACTCTAACGCTCAGCAACGGGCGTCGAGGATCCAGAGTGACTTGGACTCGGGAATCATCGACACGGGCGAGGCTCAGCGACAGATAGACAGCATCAACAAGGAGCTGCAAGGGCTCGACAAGAACTTCAAGCCTATCAAGATAACAGTGGACACGAGCGACGTGGACAAGAAGAAGGCGAAGATGGAGGCAGCGACGGGCAGTGTGGAGCAGATGGGGTCGGCACTGGGTCAGTTAGGCGAATCGATAGGCGTTCCGGAGCTGAACGTGGCAGGTACGATGGCGCAGGCCATAGCGACGATGGTGGCCGGATACGCGACGGCAACCTCTGAGAGCGCAAGCCTGGGACCTTGGGCGTGGATTGCGTTTGCGGCAACGGGACTGGCCCAGCTGGCAGCAATGATCAGCTCGGTGAAAGGGTTGGCAGGCAGCTATGCCACCGGTGGCGTGGTAGGCGGCAACAGCTACTTCGGTGACCGGCTGACGGCGCATGTGAATTCGGGAGAGATGATCCTGAACAGACAGCAGCAGGCGAGATTGTTTGCGCTGGCCAACGGGTTGTATATGCCCAGGGAGACGATGAGGCCAAGAGTGAACTTGGCAGGACTGGGGCAGATAGGCAGCCCGGGGGTGCAGGTCACAGTGGACGGAAGACTGAAAGGCAGGGATATCGTGCTGGCGGCCAGCAATGTCAGGAAAGTGGACGCTAAGACGGGGAAACGATGGGGGTGAGGCGACAGGGCCACGGCACAGCCGCGGCAGACCGGACGGCTGACGCGCACAAAAGGCGGCGGCTTACAAGCCGCCGAACAGAACGGAGCCCACCGCCGAACAGAACGGAGCCCACCGTTGAACAGGTCTGGGCCAACCATTGAACACGGGGCGACAAAACGGTAAAACAGGAAACCACAAAGGAACAATAAGGAAACGACAATGGAGATAACAAGAGAACAACTATTGGGCATTATGCCTAACGCAAGAAGCAGAGCGGATGTGTATCTGCCTTATCTGAACCGGTACATGGCGAGATACGGTATTGACAACAGAATGAGAGTGTGCCATTTTCTGGCTCAGATCGCGCACGAGAGCGGGGAGCTGAGATATACCAGAGAGCTGGCAGGCGGAGTGGAATATGAGGGGCGTAAGGATCTCGGGAATACGAAACCGGGTGACGGTGTCAGATACAAGGGCCGTGGACTGATACAGATCACGGGACGGGCTAACTACCATGAGATCAGCAAGGGCACGGGGATAGACTTTGAAGGTCATCCGGATTGGCTGGAGCTGCCTCAGTGGGCGACGATGAGCGCATGCTGGTGGTGGAAGAGAAGCGGGCTGAACGAGATGGCAGACAAGGATATGCTCACGGCGATCACGAAGCGGATCAATGGCGGCAAAAACGGACTGCAAGACAGGCTGAAATACTTGGGGCGTGCTAAGAGGGTGATAAAATAACGAGAGGTTCCTTCCCGCAGACTGCGGGAAGGAAGAAAACAAATAAAGAAAAGATATGGAAAACGGAATGGACAAAAAGAGAAGAGACGGTTGGAAGAAAGACGAGCAGCGGGTACGGACAGCAGCATGGATATTGCTGGCAGCACAACTGACGTTGTTGGCGGCGTTTGCGCTGATGTTCTCGGGATGCACGACGAAACGGTACGTGCCGGTGGAGAAGGTGCGGACGGAATATCGGGACCGGGTGGTGACGAGACACGACACGGTAAGGGATTCCGTGCTGAGACATGACTATGTGTGGCGGCATGACAGCATGGACGTGAAGAAGACGGGGGACACGATAAGAGTGGACCGCTGGCATACGGTGCAGGTGGTCCGGTATGTAAGAGAGAAGGGTGAGCGGATGAGTGCCAAGGCGGACTCTGCGTCAGCGGTGAGGACGGACAGCATCTATGTACCGGTACCAGTGGAGAAGAAAGTAACGAGATGGGAGAAGATGCGAAAGGATGTCTGCTCGTTTGCGGTGACAGCAGTAGCGGTGGTGACGCTTATGGTTGTTGGCTCGGGTTATTGGAAACGAAACAAATAACATACAACAGAACAGACAATGACAGAGACAACAATGTTTATCAGCTTCATGCTGGACGGTGACAATCGTAAGGTGGGAATATGGCTGCTGGCAATAGCAATCATGGCAATATTAGTAGTTGTCGCTTCGATGATAGACTTGCACTGGGGCATCCGTGCGAGCAAGAAGATCGGGCAGTTCAAGACGACGAGCTTCGGTCTGAGGAAGACGGTAAGCAAGGATAAGTGCTATCTGACGCTGTATTTCTTTGCAGTGATGATCGACGCATGCCTGAGCTTCTTTGTGACGGTGCCGATAGCGAGCATACTGATGTGCGCCGGAGAGCTCATCATCGAGGGGGTGTCGGTGCACGAGAAGATGCAGCAGCTGAAGAGCCTCGACGTGGACCCGCTGACGGTGGCAAAGGCAATAGCGAACACATACGGGGTACAGGATGCGGAAAAGATACACAGCATCATTGAGGCCGCGGCTGAGGGGATGAGAAAAGGAAAGACGGACACGGCAGAGAATTAGAGGCACGGCAGAGCGAGAGGGCCACGCCACAGGCGCGGCAAACCGGACGGCTGACGCACATGAGCGACGGGCGGCGGCTTGTAAGCCGCCGAACAGAACGGAACAACAGAAAAGGACGAGGGGGCTGCGAAAAGAAAGACAGGACGAATGAGCTGCGGGAAGGAAAGGAAAACAAGAAAAAGGAAGAGAGAAGATGAAGATATACGGGGAATTTGTAAACAAGAAAGGAAAGCCGGTGAGCGTGGCTGTGGAGGCAGCGGGCACCGGAAAAGATATAGAGATCACAGATGGCGGAGACATTCAGTTCGCGGAAGATGATACGGTAACGACATCGTGCGGACTGAACGACCTGTTCGACGTGGTGCAAAGCCACTCTTGTACGCTGAGGCTGGAGACGAGACGGTTTGTGAGAGAGCTGTTCGCAAAGGGTGTGCACTCGGCAAGCGTGAGCGTGAAGGAGGACGGCAAGAGCGTGTTTGAGGGGTGGCTGGAGCCTGGGACGTACTCGCAGGACTTTGTAGAGCTCTATGATGACCTTGAGGTGAACTGTGTGGACTGGCTCGCTTCGCTGCAATATACGAACTTCAGGAAGGTGGGCAGCGGCGTGGCGTACCCGACAGCGAAAGCCGCGGCAACGACGCACACATTTTTGAGTCTGATCACTGAGGCGCTGAACTACGCGAGCGGCGGCAAGAACTGGCAGCTGTGGTACGACGGGAGTAAGAGCCTGCCGGGAGGCAAGGGCTCCGCGCATGTGCTGGAGGAACTCAGCGTGAATGACCTGGCTTTTCTCGGAGATACGGAAGACGACGTGATGACGTATCAGGACGTGGTGGAGAGCGTGCTGAAATACCTCGATCTTCACGCGGTACAATACGGCACGGGCATCTACCTGTACAGCTGGGAGACGCTACGGAAAGGCGCTGTGACATGGACGCTGCTGCACGGTACGGGATCGGCGGCAGAGGGTGGCAGCGTGACTCTGACGGAGAAGACGGTGAGCGATACCGGGCAGCAGGTGGACGTTGGGGAGACGTTCAATCTGCTGAGTCTGAAAGTGAGTCCGACGTTTATAGACACGTTGGTGGACAGCCCTTTGGGCGACGACAGTACACCGGCCTTCAGCGCAAGACAGAAATACGTGACGGAGTACGTGACCAACGGGAAGGGGTATGATGCCGCCATGGGGTTCAAGGACTTTGTGAATACAGGAACGAGCACCTACAAAGACGGCAGCGTGACTGACTACTACGTGAGAGTGAAGCGCGCGACGGGCTGGACGTTTGGCAGTGCGGGGGTGGATTGGAAGAAGAAGTTCTGTGCCGACGGGAGTCATCAGGAAAAGATGCTGAATCAGCTGACGAGGTCGATAGGGGCGCAGCTGGTGAGCGTTGGTAAGGTGACCCTGAAATCGGACAACAAGGACAACACGCCTTCGGCATCCTCGATCACGATGGACGACTACCTCGTCATCAGCGTGAACGGTAACGAAAAAGACGAAGACAGCATGGCTGAGCCATCGACGGATACGGTGCGTGCGGCCATGCCGGTGGCAGTATATGACGGAGGAGCCAACGGCGGCGTATACAGTCCGGCTGATGACGGAATGAAAAACTATCTGGTGATCAGCGGCAGCGTGATCCTGAACCCGGTGCTGCATACGGCAGGGTATTCCCTCGGTGTGATGGGCCCATGGGTGTATGATGTACCTATTGGCTATGTAAGAGCCAAGAAGGACAGCATTACGGCCAACGGGGCGGTGCCCGGGCGTGACGGTGACCGCTATGTGATCTTTGACTGGTGGAAGGCGGCACAGGCAAAAGACGCGGTTACGGAGGATCTCGACCCACAAGGAAGCGGAAGCTACAGCGTGGGATGGAAACCGTGGACGGATGACGGCCCGCAGCAGTATGAGTTCAAATATTCGACGGTGGGCGACGGTACGGACAAGGTGAGCAAGGTGGGCGTTATAGACTGTATGCTGACGATCGGAGAAGGATCGGACAAGAAGGTGCTTGTCGAGAACAAGACTGGCGACGGACGACCGGGGGATTTCAGCTGGCAGACATACAAGGAGAAGGGCAGCTGTACGGAGGACGAATACTATGCGCAGACATTCTCGATCGGTTTTGACCCGAAGATCGGAGACAAGATCATCGGCGCCGAGTATCAGATAGGACGCAACTTTGACTTCAACATGAACATCAGCGAGGAAAACGGCATGGCGATCCCATTGCCGTATGAGGCTCATCTCCACGGACACGTGCACCTGGAAATATTGGGTCCGGTACTGTGGACATGGAACGATATCACACGCAGACACCCGACGATGTTCCGGCATACGAAGTGGACGGAGAAAGACATCCCGCTGATGGCACACGTGAGCAGCATATTGCTGAAGAATCTGAAGATGACGATATGCTCTGATAGTGACCAAAGCGACAACGGAGACAGTGATATCATCTACATGAGCCGGACAGACGAGAGCTTCTATAACAAAAAAGATGATCTGGAGATGAAGGTACACTCGGGATTCACGAGCAGCGAGTGCCAGAAACACCACTTGAAGACGTCGGCATGTGTGGCGAGCGTGACGAAGACGCAAGGCGGTGACATGGTGCTGAGCATACATGACGAGAACAGCGGAGAGGACGGGAAGGCGGAGAAACTGTATGTGAACGCTTACTACCAAGCGCTGCATGTGCCGCATGTGGCGCTTACGGCCAATGTGGAGGAAGCATATGCCAAGCCCTTCGGGGATTATACTCATCCGGCGCTGGGATCGCTGTATGTGGAGAGCATGGGCGCGAACCTGAAGGACGGGACATGTACGATGAGGCTGACGGAGAAATAGCCGGTGCCAAAAGCGGCACGAGAGGGAAACAGTAGAAGAAAAGAAACTATGATAGACGTAGACATCGTTAAGAAACCGAGGAACGGGAGCAAGACTTCGGGCGGTATGGTGTATAACAGCGCTGCGGCCGATACGAAGTCATCGGAAACAGCGAAGAGCGCAGACAAGGCGAAAGAAGCTGATCACGCTGCTGAGGCTGATCACGCCCTTGTAGCAGAGACTGTAAAGGGAAGCATCGAGAAGGCCAAGGAGGCCGACCATGCGAAGGAGGCCGACAACAGCAGACAGTGGAGCGGACACGGGTTCGGCGGCTGGCTTGACCAGCCGGTGAGAAAGGGCGACGCCGTGACGTTCGCCTCCGTGACGAGTGACGACATGCACTCCTCAGACTCGGACGGCAGCACGTCGATGACGGGCAAGGGCTGGACGCTGAAAAACGTGAAGGATGCCACGGGAACCTATTCTGTGTTAGCCGTGGACAGCATCGTCGTACGCAGGAAGATGGAGGCGGCGGAGCTGGAGATCCATAAGAAGACCTACGTGGGTGCCCAGATGACAGCGGGCGACTGGGGTCACAAGATCCTGCGCGTGGATCCCATATACTATGACTATACGAGCGGCGAGGCGAGAGTGATTGGCCTGACGTTGTTCACGCTGCCCGTGACAATAGACGGTGTGCGCAGAATGGTGGCCTTTGTGGGCAGGGAGCTGACGGCTACGGAGTCCCGCGTGGAGCTGCTCGGCGACGGCAAGGGACTTCTCAACAAAGAACTGGAGCAGATGTCGAACGCCTTCAAGGTGTACTTCTGTGAGAGCGACGGGACGACAAGCGTGGAGGATGACCTTGTTGTCGGCGGAATGGGCCAGTGCCAGGAGTTCAACGTAAAGGAGCGCGTGACGCACAACTTCACGAACACGTACTACTGGGGTGTGTGCGTGAAGCATGGCGTTGAAGACAACGTACTGATCGGCGGTCATTCGATACGGTGCGTGTACGGTATCTTCGCACATACGACGGCGAAGATCACACTGGCCACCGAGGCCACGGGACACAAGGGGAAAACCTTTACGTGTTACGGCATGGAGCAGGCGGGCTGCACGTTCCCCGTGGCGGGCGGCGACATGGTGGGCTTCGGATGTGCCGACCCCTGGCAGGATGCCGACCGCTGCAACGCGATCGTCATAGCCAGCAAGGACGGTGAAAACAGCGCGCCGAGCGTGATCTCCTATTCCGGCATAGGCCGCATGAGAGGCGGAAAGATCCATGCTGCCAGCGCTGAGACGATCCCGGACTATGCGGATATTTCAGAGCAATACAGTATGCCGGACGGTAAGGACGACAGTCGTCTGGACTTCCGTATCAGCAAGAAGAAGGGCAACGTGTTCAAGGGGGACATGTACCTCAGAGGAGACAATGGTGAGGTACGGCCTGTAGGAGACACTTATATGCTGGGTGTGTCGGCCCCGGTAGTGGAACACGGCGGGACGGTAAGCCTGTCCGTGTATCACGTGGCCGGCGGAAAGGCGGCGAAGATGACAGAGGCCGCGGTGAAGGAGAAGGGGCTGACACTCCTGCTGAGACGTGACACAGGCAGCAAGTCGGCGCTGACGGGTTCCTGGAGCACGATAGGCTGGGCAACGCTGACGACGAACAGCACGGACGTGCACAGCGTGACCTTTGACTTGAAGAAGGGTGACGACACCCTTGACAGCATCAGCGTGTCCGTCGGAAAGCCCCAGACCGAGGTGTGGCGGTTGATGGCCGTCACGGAGCTGGCAGAGACAGACTACACGATCGACAAGGACAAATACAGGGCAGCGTATGAGACCGTGAACGGCAGCGGTACAGCCGCCACCGACCCAACGGCCGACGCGGTGTTTGCGAAGACGGGAAACATCTCGCTTGAATACCGGATTCTCCATCAAAAGGGAGACGGGGAACCAAAGGTGTTTACGACGATCGCTGATGCGCAAAAAGCGACGGGAAAGTCACGGAGTTCGGGACAAGTGATCAGATCTTGGGTCAATATACCAGTCAGGACGGCTCTGCGGCAGCGACGAAACTGCAAAAGCTCTGCTTCACAGACAGCTCTCCGGTTGCAGCCACTGTCGCATACGTCAAAGTCAGCTTTCTCGCCCCGGGCGGTAATCAGCTGGATTTGCGGGAAGTGAGAATGAAGTTAGGCACGAACGGCGTGGCGGAATTCAACAAACAGTTCCTTTCTTATATCTACTACGGCACCAGCGGCGGCGGTGGTACGCAATACACTAACAAGCGAATCTCTACGATGGAGAAGAACTACTCCGAGCTGACGAAAACGGTAAAGGGCTATGATGGAAGGTTAGGACAATACGAGACAAAGATCAGGGAGACGGCCGAGGGCCTGAGCACCGAGGTGAGCAAGCGGGAGACTACAGACAGGAACCTCGGCAAACTGAACGAGAGCGTATCGAAAATCAGCCAGAGCGCCGACGAGATCTCTGCACGCGTGACGAGTCTGTACACCGAGGGCAACCTGCTATGGGGCGGAGACGTGTGCGGCATGGTAAGGAAACAGTACGAAGTACTGAGGAGTGCGCGT